ATCAGTAGTGCCATTTTTGCTTCTGATGCCATGTTAACTGAATTTAGTTGTATAGTAGATGGCTTTGTATGCCAGTACTACGGTTGTCATTGTTGATGTCATAATTGGTCAAATATTGATGTTTGTTTAAGGTCTGATTTTCTAATTATATTTAAAGCCGTTTCTAAAATTGTTTTACCCGCTTCATAATCTACTAAGTTTCGTAATACATCACGATACCCGCCTAAATTTGCGTTTATTTTTAAATCATGAAATGCTTCAAGTTTTTTGTGTTCATCTGTCATTGTACATAAAATACCGTCTAATTTTCTTTCTTTTAAATCATTTGGTAAATTAAAATTTGTCCAATATAAATGCCGTCCCCTTTTTTGTGCACGTATTAATGGTTCGTAATATGGTGTAACATTTTCAACGCAATATTTACCTTCAAAATGATTATCTAAAAAAATAATTTCTTCATATAATTTCATATCTGGATATAGTGGCGTAAATGTTTCTCTACTTTTTTGAGTTATTCGGATTTTGCTATGACTTGGACATGGTGGCGAACTCCAAATAAAATCAAATTCCTTGTAATGGTTTAACAAATATTCGTGAGCATCTGCAACTATTACCTTATCATTTGGAAATCGCTCCTGATATGCTTTTGCTATTTCTTCATCGTATTCTACCGCAGTTACTTCTATTTCTGCTACTTCGTTCCACTTATAACGGTTACCGCCTAAACAAGCGTATAAATTTAGTATTTTCATATCCTTTCAATTTTTATAATTAAACCCTCCCACAAATCTAACCCATACTTTGCTTGACTGATTGAGTCTGCTTTTACGATCTTGCTGGTTCTCCTCCACGCTCCTTGCGTGAATACCCGATAGTGTATTATCCACATTGTTTATTGCTTTAAGGTAACGGTGGTATAATTGCTCATCAAACTTATCCCACCCTTTAATGTATGCTAAATTAATCATCCTACTACTCCTATGATTACAAGGAAGATTATTACTGCCAAGGCTACTCCTCCCATTATAAGGCAGTCAACTATTGCTTTTTGATTCTCAGTCATAATTATAAGTTTTGAAGGTTAGCTTTGTACATTTCAAGTCTTGCAAGTGCACGTGCTTGTATTTGAAGTCTGTGTTTGTAACGTGCCATAAAATCAGGTAGCATCTCAAACTTAGCAACCATCTTGATGTTGTCTGATGTCAACCTGATACGAGTGATCATGCCATCAATCATATCTTGAGCATCCATGATTGCCTCATCTAATGCATCCTGATCATGTACCTTACCTTCCTCGCAGTAGTCACATGCCCATACTTCATCTCTTGATGGGTGATTATCACATGAGTTGTTTCTGCCTTGTATACCAGTGCCCTCGCATGTGGTACATTCTTTAATAAACTGTTTCATATTACTTTGTGTTATTGATTACCTTACAAATGTACTCAAATTATCTTAACTGCAAAATTTAATTAACAAATTAATGAAAAATAATTGTAATTTATAATGATTCTAAATAAGATTATCAGGTCTTGGCGGGATAATTAATGTCTAAAGAATGTCTAAAGAATGTCTAAAATTAGACATAAAAAAACCGTTGATTCGGGTTCAACGGTCAAAACCTTTATAACTCACAAAACAAAGTTAGATGAGTATAGAACTTTTTCAACTCTTACAATTTAATGGTTGATAAGCTAATGTAAATGACTTGGTAACTGATCTAACGGTAAGTATGCAAGTACTATTTCTTTTTAAACCGCTTCACAATGAACTTTGAAGCTAAGGTTGCAAGTGCTTTGAGAAACTTATTCTCAGATACTACCTCTACCTTTGTGCCAGTCTCATCCTTAGTGATATGTACATCCACTTTTTTACCATCATACTTAAGGTCATGATTAGTACCGTCTTTGTGGTACTCAATTTCTGCCTTGTTGGTCTCAATGATTAGATCAACTTTCTTAGGTCTGCCTACTTTCTTTGCCATGTTAAAATTCGTTTATTAGTGCTATTGTTACTCTTGCATAGTCCTTAGCCATCTTGACCATACGCTCATAGTCTGGGTTGTTGTTAAGGACCAGGCATCCCTCTGACCATCCTCCTATCTTAGTTGCTACTTGTTTACTACCCTTATTATAGGTTGCTCCATGTATATTCATGAATATAATGTTATCCATGAGCTTGGTAGTTGGGTTGGTCTTACCATCTAAGGTGTAGTCTCTACGATATGGTACTTTAGCAACCTGCCTAAGTGCTTCCATCTTGCCTTTGTGAAGTCCATAAGCATAGGCATCATAGTTCCAACGGTCAGCTTCCATGACAGCAGTACCCTTATTGCCCTTATTAGTGGTGCAGGATGTCACGAATTGAAAGTCTGAGCCTATCCAGGCATATACTTTGTCATCAAACACATCATTTGCATCTTCATTTGACCGCACGAATAGCAGCCACATGCCAGATGGTATGTTTTTGTAGGTAGATAATGACTTGACTCTTGCAAGTAACTGGTCATCTGTGTAGCTTTTAACGTTGCTCATTGCTTTCTATAGTTAATTGTGATAGTGTTGCCGCCACAGTACCCACTGTAATGGCGTAGGATGCAACTGTTACTACTGCAACGGGTAAAGTTATAGGTGCGGTCACGATAACGCCTGCAATAGCCCCTATTGTGATTGCTATTTTCTGTACTCTCTTCCAAAACTTAGGAGTAGGAGCGGACCATCTTTGTTGTATGCTCATCTTGTTAGTTGTACTTCAATTAATTTCTTTACTGACTGAGTTAATTCTTTGATTTGAACTGCCAGATGTTTTATCTCAAGCTGAGTCATTTTTTCAATGGCTTCATATTTGAAATGTGCTTCGTTATCTACTAACTCAATTTTACCTTTGAGCTGTCCTTGAGTTTCAATTATTTTCTTTTGTTCCTGGACTACAGATTTAAGCTCTGCATGCAGCCCTTTAAGGAAGTATGTCACTCCTGATATTAGGACTGTTATGATTGAGAATGCAACCTCATTAAATGTCATAAAATTAGTATTGAGTTGTTATATCCGTTCTCTCTCATTCCACCACATGGGCATCCACTATGGCATACACCCACACAATCGCAGATGCATCTATCTATCATAGGTCTAAGGTCAGTATCTCTGTTGGCAGGGTCTGTGAACTCAGGGAACAAGTCTCTGTTAGCTACTAAGTACCTAATCAACCGTTGCTCAAAGAATGAAGCCTTCTGTGCGTAGTGCTCCATGCCAAAGGCAACCTCAGAACGTCCTACAGATGCAGAGAAGTCTCCAAATTGAGTCTGCAATCCTTTGTTCTTAAGTTGGTAAGTCAATCCAAACACCGCATCCTCTGCACTCCTCCATGCTATCACTGGCTGTATGAAGCCAACAAGGGTCTCTTCGTCTGGGTTCAAGGTCTGAGCATTGTATGCTGCAAGTAGATAGTTATAGAACAACGTACCCAGGATAGGCATTACTCTAAGTTGGGCTTGTGTTGCTATATATGGAGTCACATCCGTTACATCAACATTCGCTGTGATAGGTGTGTTAGTTTTGAGATAGGTTTCTGTTATAAAGTAGTTCATAGTGCAGGTGTTTCAGTTGGTATGATGTCGCCACCTTCAATAGGAGGTAAGGATGCCAGAGCTCTGACCTCGTTTGGAGTCATTGCATTCAATACTTTGGTTGCTACCAATGGACTCAATGAGTTGATGGCATCGGATGTCTTAGATGCATCTCCCTCTATCTCTACGATAGTCTCATTGATAATCTGGAAGTTGTTGATCATGTACTTACCTGGTATCTTAGCTATCAATAGTAGCTCATTTACGATATTCTGTACCTCGTTTCTCAATGGCATAACTACGTTTTTCTCAAATACAACATAAGCCTGCTTGATGTCAGCACCGCCACCAAGTGAGCCAGTGGTACGTACACCCATAAGGATAGGGTCAATTGTATGTGAGAAGCATATCTGCTCAGTGTTGAGTGCAGAGGCTTCATGGAACAGCTTATCATTGTTATTGACTGGTAGTGGCTCAATCTTTGGGAGTTGGTCTGAGTTGTTTGCAAAGAATGCAACAGCTTTTCCTGCGTTGGCAGCTCCTTTAAGCCTATCAATGGTCTGCTTGATCATTGACTTCTCCTCCTCTGACTGTGGTCTCTTAGGGAACATCATAGCAAAGGAAGGAAATATTGAGTTTTGAATGTTAGCCTTAGCAAAGTAGCTCAACTCACCAGATAAAAAAGCAAAGTTCAAAGCAGAGGTATATTGAGGTAGTGGATACCACTCCTGACCCAAGGTCATTAACTCATAACAGTATAACTGCTCCAAGTCAGTGCAAGTAGGATGGTATTTCTTGATAGGTATAACATCAATACGGGCACTCCAGTCATCACAAAGGAAGTAAGTTATCTTATCCCTTGCAACTCTGACCTTCTCAGGTGATACATTCTCAATCTTATATAGATCACCCTTCTTATTATAGCATAACTTAAAGTAAACTCTATGGTGTACTATCAGTTGTTGAGTAAGTGCCTTATCGACCTTGCCTAATTTAATCTTTTTTTCAAAGGTGTATAGCTTAAGTTTGTCATCATTAGACATTTTCTCAGTCTCAAGGGTGTATCCACCACCTATCACAGCGTTCGTCTTGAAGTCCACTATAGCACCGTGCAATGGTGAAGTATAGTATAACTGATTAAGCAGCTCCGGAAATTGGTTGTCCTGCCCAAATGGTATATAACCTGCCACTTGGTATCTACCATTGACATAAGGCAGAGATAAGTTTGCACCTCCTACCTTTTGGAAGGGTGTACTAAATGATTGATATCCTTCTATCACTTCATGTGCCTCAGGCTTACTGCCTACGAATCTACTATACCATGCCATTATTCATATATTGAATTAGTTACTACTCCTGCCACAACAAGTCTACCCTCTTCAATCATGGTCAAGCCAGCAGGATCAAGGGTGGGTGTTGAGCTCTGATACACCTTGTATCTATATTGTCCCTTCACGAAGTCAATATCTGTAGGCTCATCTATTGTGAACAGGTTATATCTTGAAGTCCAGGAAGAGCTATCAGTGCCCTGCCAATAGATTGGGTTGGGTGTAGTGTTGAACTCATCCTCAAACTCAAATAAATAGTAAGGGTTGGGTATAGTTGTGACCTCTGTAAGAGTCAACACAAAGCTATTCACCTGACCTTTCTCAAGATATATCATACCTATATTGTATTACGTGTGAGTAATAATTAAAAAAGCCCCACCGAAGTGAGGCTCTTAATTATAATCTATGGCAGATTAAGGAGCAGGTACAGGTACAGGAGGATCAGTGATAGGGCCTAAAATACCCTCATCAATAGTATAGGCCAAAGTCTCATTCTCCGCAATTAGAGTAACGCTGTACTTAGAACCGTCTGCACGAGCTGTGCCGGAACCTTCACCCGTTGCAGATAACTGCAAGAATGGGAAGTACCACCAAATGCCATTAGCATCTAATAATAAACCAGTAAGGTATCTTTGACCACCAGCTAAGATTTGAATAGCTCTTGACTTCTCTTGTTGACGTCTGTGGAACATCAAGTTGATAGTCTGAGTAACGTAGCTTGAGCCATTGATTAAGTCAATTGCAGACTCCTCTGTGTAAGATGAAGTGTTGCGTTTGAACTCAAGCTCAATGAAAGGCATTAAAGGGTTAGCTAATGTGATAGTATCTACCTGCCAATTAGTTAATGTCTCATCTGTAGAGATAGAGGCGATGTTGTCTTGTTCTGTTACAAAGAACCTATAGATACCACCTGAATTGTTGTCACAACTTTTTTCGATTGTTTCGAGAGTTATACAAGCCATTTGTGTAATTTTTTAAATGTTAAAAATAGGGAGACACTTACTGCCTCCCTTTATATTGTTAGTCAAAACATACGTTATAAACAACGATCTCAGCAGGGTTCGTATAATGGAAACCAGCTTTCAAGTTTGCACGAGTTCTTAAGTAAGGCTCAGCAACAGTATCAGACAAGTTAACAGCTCTTAATGCTTTTGAGTCTCCTTCAGCATCAAAACTATACACGAGATTGTTTTTCAACGTCAACACGATAGTGTTATCTGGCATACCTTCACACACTACGATGTTGATTCCTAAGAAAGTCAATCCTAAAGGTAATGTAACATAAGTCTGAGTGTTACCTTGAGCAGCTTTCAACTCATAAGCGTTAGCTACGTTTGTTGAAACATACATTCTAAGGTCAGCTTTCTTACGGATAATTGCAGCAGGAGCAGCGTTAACTACAGACTCCATAACAGTCAATACATTTGCAGTAGTGATTGCAGCAGACCATAAACCGTTTACATCTAAGTCACCACACAATTGAACTAAGTATCCATTGCATAAAGATAATAACGGATCCAAAGATGTGATGTCACCTTGCCATCTCAACAACTCTAAGTCTTGACCGATAACCATTGCCATCTCATTCCAGTAGTAAGACATAAAAGATGCTACAGTAAAATCACCGTTTGAACCTTGAGACATTTGTAAAGCTAAGAAAGATTGCTCTAAGTCAAACTGACAAAGTTGAGCCATTGCAGACAATGCACATACGTCAATATCAATTGCATCTAATGAATCATTTGGCGCTGAAAAATTACAGGTTGAGGCCTGCAATAACGATCCAAATGTTACGGTAGCCAATTTCGTTTTTGACTTAATTCCTGGTAAAGTACGAAAGTTGTTAGCAATATCAGGACTTGATAAATAAGCCTTTGAGTAGAACTCATCAGGGTTCGCACATAAAAGTGCATTTGTTTCGATATCTAAATCGAATTTAAGATTGCGTGTCATGTTATTTGGTTTTTGAAAATTTTACAAATTCTTTGAATTTCTCATGAGCAGTCATAGCCATTGGTGCTACTTCTTCCTCAATCTCAGCTGAAAGACTTTCCTCCAGTTGATTCTTTAAGTCTGCTATCATAGCAACAAGTTGGTTGACTTGCTCCTCAATAACGGGTGCAACAATTGCAAGGATAGCCTCTGCATCAAGCACAGGGTCAATTGCCATTGCAACCTCTTCCTCTTCAACTACAGCTTCTGCTTCTGCTTCTGTCATATCTTCCTCAGGCATGGCTGCTGCCATCTCCTCTTCTGCTGGTGCAGGTACTTCTTTGATCTCAATAACTTCTCCGTCTTTTACTACGTAGATTTTATCCTCGATCATGTGTTCTCCATCTGGTAAAGTCATGGTATATTTATTTAAGTGTTCCGATAATTTCATACCAAGGAAGCCCTCTATTGAGTAGCCTACTTGACCTGACTCAACTAACTTATCGTAGTAGTCTTTGTCAGTTACTTGGCTTGTTAGCATTAGAGTGCCCTTAGGGACTTCAATGCCGTATGTTGTGAATGCTTTGTCAGTCTCAGGGTTATCTACTATCCAAGCCTCAAGGATGTACGCTGGTACTATCTTATTTTGATCGTGCTCCAGGTTAAAAATATTCTTGTTGCTTAGGTTAAGCATAAACTTAGCATGTATCTGCTCAATCACTTCTGATGAGAATTGCACATCATACTCTTCCTCAGTATCCTCATCCATTCTATAGATGTTCATAGGTATCATGGCAGGTGCAACAATACGCATCTTAACACTATCACTGAATGACATAGGTGCAACATGAGAATTGAATGCCATACCTTTTACTTTGATTGCTGGCTTAGATGTAAAGGCTATCATTTCAACGCCTAAGTCCTCCCCATCTGAGTAAGCCTCATCAATAGTAATTTTGTACACTGGTCTGTCCATGCCTATATTGTAGAAAGTTGTATATTTGTTAAAAAATAATTCTATGGTAACAATTTTAGGAAGGGAAGTACCTAATCAACTGACTGAGTTGACGGTATTACAGTTTGAACAGATCACGAATATCCATGCCAACAATGAACTGGATGCAATAGCTAAGCACCTTGAGGTGTTTGAGTTGTTAGGTGTGCCAGAGGTAGACTTTGAGGATGTATCTATTGAGGAGTTCAAGGAATGTGTTAAGGTATTCAATGACCTTAGCGGTAAACCTGAGCTACAGCAGTCTATTGAGATGGAAGGATACACCTACAAGGCATTCGAGGGTGAGACATTCAGACTATCTGTTAAGGATACTAAGCACATCGAGAAGGTTATGCACTCCAAACACAAGGGATACATAGCTGAACTGTTGGCTATTCTATTCAAGCGTGAGGACTTGACCAAGGCTGAGCACTATGCAGAGGCACACATCAAGCATAAAGCTAAGATGATACGTGAGCTCAAGGCTGAGTTAGCAGTACCTTACTTAGTTGAGATAGGACAGAAGTTAGCTAAACAAATGCCTAAGGATGCACCTGCCGAAGTCGTGGAGTGAGATAGATGTCTTCCAGTTCAAAGAGATTAGGTCACTATATACCATTGAGGAGACCTTCACCAGGGAAATAGAGATACTTGCTACACTGGCTGACATACCATCCGATGACTTAGAGGACTTGGACATAAGTGAAGTGGGTGATATGCTCAAAGATATCACCTTCATTAACTCTGAGCCGTCTAAGTTTTATAAGCATGTACTTGGTGAGTGGAAGTTCAAGCCATTATCTAAGCTCACAGTGGGTGAGTTCATTGACCTTGAGTATTTCTTTGCCAATGACTACATCAAGCACATCTCACATGTAGCATCTATCCTCTACAGGAAGCACAGCATCAATGAATGGGGTGACTTAGTCTTTGAGCCTTACAAGTACTCACCATTTGAACGTGCTGAGTTGTTTGATGAGTACTGCATCAATGAGATATACGGTATAATCACTGAGTACTTAGCATTCAGGACAACATTCATGGAGAAGTATGAGCTACTCTTCCAAGCAGATGAGTCAGAAGAGGAAGAGGAAGCTATCAAGCCAGCCAACTCTCAAGATGCCAAGGCTGAGCAGGAGCATAAGAGTGCTATTAAGTGGAGTTGGGAACGGTTGCTGTATGGACTATGCAATGAAGACCTGACTAAGTTTGATCAGGTCACTGACATGCCTCTTGTCCTAACCTTTAATATGATGGCTATGAAAAAAGAGTTAAACATCTAAAGGGAAGCCTGACTGGAAGCCAGCAGGTGGAGCTAAAGGATAGAATGTGTATACTATTCTCTGGTTCTTTTCAAGTATTGGTATCACCTCCAAGATAGGATATTTTTTAGCCAACCAATCAGTATATTGTGAGTATATCTCAGCAGTAATTCCTGCTGCATTCAGTTCGTTTGTGAATGTATTAACATAATCTCGGGGTGTAATACTTCCACTGTTAGGACCATAAGCATTACTTGTTACTGGTACACCATTATTAAGGAAAATAAAGTAGTACATGGCAATGATTTGTATCTCAAGTTTCTCAAAGCCCGTTATCTTGGCATTGATTCTTATAGACTCAACCAATGTGCCTTGACCATCAACAACATCATTTCTGATTATACGTTTGAGTATAGTCGCCATCCTTCTCCTTGTGGGATAAAGGACATTAAATTCTCCTGTGTTAGCGTATCTTGCCATTATTTACTTCACTTCGTACTTAGGAAGTTCTACGTTGTTCACCCAATCAATAATATCTTGGTCGTCCCAATCAGTTGTATAAGTGTAATTAGTAAACTCAACACCAAAATTAGTTGAGGGTGTTGCAAGTAATACATTTGCTGAACATACTCTGTCAATGATGTTATCTACTACAGTTAATACTGTAACTGTAGGGTTAACTATTTCAACGTTGAATTGTGGAAATTTGTAAGTTGCCATTTTTTTTATATTTATTAAGTTAATGTTTTTCCTGTTACTGTAAAAGTTCTAACTGCAAAAACAGTGTTTCTTGCTGTTGTCTTGGCAAATTCCCCTATTGGACCATCTGAATTTGAATTAATTAAAAAAGCAGTAGTTGTGCTTCTTTGTGAAGTAGTACTTGAAAAGTGACTCAAACTCAAAAAAGAAAAAGGAGCATAATTTAAGTTTTGAGCAATTCCCCAATTAAATAAATTCATAAACTCATTAACATTTGGCAACCTCCACCCACTTGTAAAAGTACTTATTGAAAGAGCTAAAGCCCAATCAATTGCCTGATTCCAAGTATACGATAAAGGAGTAGCTAATTGATAATAACCTAAAACAGTTGAACCGTTATACGTTGACCAATCTACTCTAATCCTATTAGTATACGTTTGACCGCCTAAAGTATCTGTAAATCTGTTTGTATTACCAAATGGGTTGTTACTTGCAAGTACTGTAAAAGAAGTTGCGCGTCCTGCTTCAATGTCTCCATCGTCACCTGTTCTGTAACTTGTAGTCTGTCCCGTCTTCATTAACGTTTGACCAACGGGCGCTTCAGCTGCACCGCTACACGAAAAATATTCTTGCGCAAGTCCCCAACCTATATCGTTGTTACAAGCCCCTTCACCCCATCCAATATCATTTGCCATTTTTTTCTTTATTTAATTTAACTAAATATGCTTTTAATTTTTTAACGTTTTCAGCCTTTGGCGTATAAACTTTTTTTAAATGAACCATCCTGTATAATTGTTTTGTGTACTTGGGTACATATCACCGTTTGAATTAAGGTTGTATTCCGGAAATAAATCATTATTGAAACTAATATAATCAATAAATCTTTCAGCGTAATTTTGAGCGATCATTAATTCTTTTTGCACCAAATAATCTATTTCGTTTTTTTCTACGTTTGTCGAATTTTCGGAATTGTGTTTATAAACTCCTTTGTTCGCTATTGTGTACGCTGCAAATGGTAAAAATTGTGACATTGCAAAATGAATTAACATCGGTTTTACGTACGTAACTAATAAATTATTATAATCTGTTGGAATTGTATAAATTGAATCTATTGTAATTTCAGCATCATTATTTCCGCCGTCAATTATTGCCGTGTCATTTACTTTATAGTTAGTCCCTGCGTCGTTAATATCAGCAACTGTAACTAATCCACCACTTGCGGTAATATCTACCGTTAAACCCGTTCCCGTGCCTGTTGTCGTTAATCCTGTTGCGGTTGTGTAACCTGTACCCGGATCACTAATTGAAATTGCAGTTGGTATTCCTGAATTTGCTAAAATAATTTCAGCTTGTAATTTCTGAAGTAATTGCGTTCCTAAAATTCTTTGAATGTCAATATCTTGGGCGATCTTTACCCACTGAATAAAATTATCGGTATCTACATTGCCGTTTAACGCTGTAAATTTAACAACGTCGTTTCGTGTTATTAATAATGCTTCAGCCATTTATTCTTGATTTTCTTTTAACATTTTTCCACCCGTGTTTGGATTGTTTGGACTAAATCCTTTTAACGGTAATTGATTTGGATAAAAAGAAACTTGGTACGGGTTCGTAATTTTGTAACCTTTTATTTCAGCTTTACGCGTTCCAATTTCTGCGTAACCTTTTTCAATTTCGTTTAAATCAAGCATAAAAGTTACCCGGCTCCATTTATGATGGCATCTCGCTCCACCTTTGAATTTAAAAATATCGTAGGTATTTGCTCCAAATTCACCCCAACCCGGATTCACGGCTCTTTTACTCATTGCGTCAATATCTTCTTTTCTGAATAAACGATCTTCCTTGGCCATCATTGCTTGGCAAAAATCTCTTTCAGGTGTTTTATTACCCGTGTATTTATACCTTACTTTGAAATATTTTAAGTCACTTACTTTTTTATCCTGTACGCTCTTTAATTTCGGTTGTGGGTTTCCTGTTTGCACCAAGTTAATAAACCTGCTTAAAAGCGTTGTTTTTGGTTCTAAATCGCTTTCTGCTTTGATTAATTGCAGGTCTAATTCTTCATCGTCTTCTGAATCTTCGCGTTCATCTACTAAAATCCAATTTTCATTTAATTGGTTTGCGTCTACTTCAGCTAAAATTTCTTCTAAATCAGTATTTACTTTTTTTAGTTCCGTTCCTGTTTCTTCAATTACTTGTTCTTCCGTTAACGCGTTTTCCAAGTCTACGAATTCCAACGGTTGTAATGTTCTGAAAAATAACTTTAATGCAATTCCGTTAAACGCTAAAACTTTATCAAAGCATTCAATTATTTCTTCCTGAAATGGTCGAATAACCATATTGTCAAAAAGTATTGTTGAATTTTTTAATTCATCAGCATTCGAACTAAATCAGCTCGATGTTGCTATTCCAAATAATAACGGGCTTGT